CAATCGCGGCACCTCCACGATGGCTGATGCTGTGGGTAAAATTGTAGACCTGCAAGCGGAGATCAACCGCGACATTGACCGGCTCGTTGACCTGAAGCGTGAGATGGTCAGACTTATCAAGGCTGTGGACAACACCGAGTACCAGACGCTGCTGGAGTTGCGCTACCTGTGCTTCAAAACGTGGGAGCAGATTGCGGTGGACATGGGCTACAATGTGCGTCATGTCTATCGGCTTCACGACGAAGCAACGGAAAAAATCGTGCTTCCGCAAACTCAGCAGTAAATGTCACTGTTTGTCATGTAGTCCTTTGTGATAGTATATAATCAGGAAAACAGAATCCGAGAGAGCCTTGTGGGAGTAATCCCGCAGGGCTTTTCTTATGCCCTCAAGGAGGTGACATCATGCCCAGAAAACCGCAGCGACCGTGCCAGCACCCCGGCTGTCCGAAGCTGACGAGCGGTCTTTACTGCCCGGAGCATCAGCGACAGGCGGATTATCATTACAACCATTTCCAGCGTGAGCCGGAGACGAATAAAAGGTATGGTCGTGCGTGGAAGCGTATCCGCGACCGCTACATCAAGGCGCATCCGCTGTGTGAAGAATGTCAAAAGCAAGGCAAACTGACACCCGCCGAGGAAGTGCATCACATCCTCCCGCTCAGTCACGGCGGCACCAACAACACAAATAATCTGATGGCGCTGTGCAAGCCTTGCCACTCGCGTATCACCGTGGAGATGGGTGACCGCTGGCACGACCGGCGAGGTCTGTATCACATTTTGATACAGACCAAAACATAATCACTTTGATCGAAAATATATTCACTCGGTCTTTGCCCTGGTAGGGGTATCTAAATCCTCAAAACTTTTCAAGGCGGACAGCGGCGTGGGGCTTCGTGTTGAAAAACGCAGATTCAAAGGGTTGAATAGCCCAAGTTAAAAAGGAGTGTGATGAATATGGCGAAGGATGGCACTTGTAGAGGAGGTGCTCGAGTCGGTGCTGGCGCTAAAAAGAAGCCTCTCACCGATAAAATATCAGCCGGTAATCCAGGCGGTAGGAAATTGACGGTAATGGAGTTTACTGACGCACCTGCGCTCGAAGGATGTGAAATGCCGGAGCCGAACAAGATACTTTCGGCGGAGCAAAAGGATGGTACGACGCTGACCGCCGCTGAAATATATAAAAACACATGGACGTGGCTCAATGCACGAGGCTGCGCTACGCTCGTTTCTCCCCAGCTTCTGGAACGCTACGCCATGAGCGTGGCTCGATGGATTCAATGCGAGGAAGCGGTGTCGAGTTTCGGCTTTTTGGCGCGGCATCCTACCACCGGCAACGCTATCCAAAGCCCGTATGTGGCGATGGGACAAAACTACATGAGCCAGACCAACCGCCTGTGGTATGAGATCTTCCAGATTGTAAAGGAAAACTGCACCGGCGAATACAGCGGCGCGAATCCGCAGGATGATGTTATGGAACGCCTGCTTACTGCGAGGAGGGGTAAATAGTGGACATACGGACATTAAAGCTGTCGGACTTGAATCCTGCAAAATATAACCCTCGCAAAGAGCTAAAGCCGGGCGACACGGAGTTTGAAAAGCTCAAGCGGTCTATCGAGAGCTTCGGATACGTCGAGCTCATCGTTGTAAACGAGGCGACGGGCTTCACGGTCATTTCTGGGCATCAGCGGCTTTCGGTTTTGAAAGCACTTGGTTATGACAGCGTGGAGTGCATCGTGGTGAGCCTTGATGCCACCCGCGAAAAGGCGCTCAACATCGCCATGAACAAGATCTCCGGCGAGTGGGACACGAAGAAGCTCGAAAATCTGCTGTCAGATTTGAAAGCAGAGGATTTCGATGTGACGCTGACCGGCTTCGATACCAGCGAGATCGGGCTCATGCTCGGAGTCGATGATGAAATCGTTCAGGACGAAGTGCCGGAGATCGAGGCTGACGTTCCGACAATATGCCAGCCGGGTGAGCTATGGCAACTCGGTCGGCATCGCTTGCTCTGCGGCAGCAGTACGGATAGAAACGATGTGGCGTTGCTCATGAATGGTCAGTACAGCAAGCTGCTGTTCACCTCACCGCCATACAGCGATATGCGTGAGTACAACGGCGGTAAAGACCTGTCGGTTGAATGTATTGCGCAGTTTATTTCTTGCTACGAACCGTTCACGGCGCTACAAGCAGTCAACCTTGGCATCCAGCGTAAAGACGGTGAAATCTATCCCTATTGGAATGCCTACATTGATACAGCGAGCAAAGCTGGTCTGAAGCTGCTGGCGTGGAATGTGTGGGATAAGCTGACCTGCGGCAGTGTTGGACAGCAAAGCGCAATGATACCAATTCGGCATGAGTGGCTTTTTTGCTTTGGCAAAGAGCTGGTGCCGGTGAATCCAACGTGGCGTAAAAAGGAAGCAAGCATCTACTCAGGCGGGCGTTATAACAAGATACGTCAGGCGGACGGCTCCTTCCGTATCGCTCGGCGCGGCAACGAAACCGGTGCATTCAAAAAGATGGAGAGCCTTCTGGAGCTGCCGGAGCAGACGAGTCTTGAATCGGTTACAAAGCAACTCAGCGAAAAGGGCAAAATCCGTGCAGAACACCCTGCCACGTTCCCTGTGGCACTGCCTTCGGAATACATTGTAGCGTTCACCGGCGAGAACGACATCGTGGTCGAGCCTTTTGGCGGTGCGGGTACGACGCTCATTGCCTGTGAGCAACTTGACCGCACCTGCTACATTATGGAGCTCGACGCGCACTACTGCGACGTTATCATAAAACGCTGGGAGAATTTTACCGGAAAAATCGCTGTGAAAATAGAAAGGAAAAACTGACATGACTACTTACAAAACCGCCGAAAGTGTATGCATGGGGCACCCGGATAAGCTGTGTGACCTTCTCGCCGACAGCATTCTGGATGCCTGTCTCAGAAAAGATAAATCCGCTCGTGTCGCCTGCGAAGTAATGGCGACTAAGGGCAAAATCATCGTTGCGGGCGAAATCACCTGCGACGGCAAAGTGGATATCCGTTGGAAGGTGCGCGAAGTCCTCCGAAAGGTCGGCTACAATCCGTGGAAGTTTACTGTCTTTGTGTTCGTACACAAGCAGAGTGCTGATATCAGCGCAGGAGTGACCACTGCGCTCGAAGCCAGAAACGGCAGCGAGGAACGTTACGCTTCCATCGGCGCTGGCGATCAAGGCACTGTTTACGGTTACGCCACCAACGAAACCCGCGAGATGATGCCGCTTCCTCTGGTGTTGGCGCATCGTATTTGTAAACGCGTAGATACCGTCCGCAAGGATAAAATCGTGAAAGGCATTCTGCCGGACGGCAAGGCGCAGGTCACGGTCGAATACGAGGATGGAAAGCCGAAGCGCGTGAAAACAATCGTGGTTTCCGTTCAGCATGAAGCCAGTAAGACACAGGAACAGCTTTATTCGGATATCAAGCAGAATGTTCTCTGGCAGTGCTTCGAGGATTTCCCATTCGACGACGATACTGAAATTCTCGTTAATCCCTCCGGCAGATTTGTCGAGGGCGGTCCCGCCGCCGACACTGGCTTGACTGGTCGAAAGATGATGGTGGACACCTACGGAGGGCTTGCTCTCCACGGCGGAGGAGCGTTCAGTGGCAAAGACCCAACGAAGGTAGACCGCAGCGGCGCTTATATGGCGCGGTACATCGCAAAGAATATCGTCTGGAGCGGCCTCGCGGATAAATGCGGAGTCGCTCTTTCTTATGCCATCGGAAAGGCTGACCCCGTGGCTGTGGACATCGACACATTTGGCACGAGCGCTCTTTCCAACGAGACTCTGCGTGGGATTGTGATGTCCGTGTTCAATCTGCGTCCGGCGGCGATCATCGAGAAGCTGCGCCTGCGTAACGCCATCTACGAGGACACAGCGACTTACGGGCACTTCAATTCCTGCTTGTTCCCGTGGGAGGATACCAGCATGAGGCTATACGACGAACTAAGAAAGGCGGCTGAAGCGTATGCAGATAGAAAAATTGAAAATTGAGCAGCTTATCCCGTCTGACTACAATCCACGTAAAGACCTGAAGCCCGGCGATGCCGAATACGATAAGCTGAAGCGCTCCATTGAACAATTCGGATACGTCGAGCCGGTCATCTGGAATAAGGTGACCGGTCGTGTTGTAGGTGGGCATCAACGTTTGAAGGTGCTCATCGATATGGGCATCACCGAGGTGGAGTGTGTCGTCGTAGAGCTGCCGGAGACAAAGGAAAAGGCGCTCAATGTGGCGCTCAATAAAATATCCGGCGATTGGGATAAAGATAAGCTGGCGCTGCTCATCGCTGACCTGCAAGGCTCCGATTTCGATGTTTCACTCACGGGCTTCGACCCATCCGAACTGGATGACCTATTCAAAAGCAGCATCAAGGATGGTCTGCACGATGACAATTTTGATGTTGATGAGGAGCTCAAGCAGCCGCCGGTCACTAAGCTCGGCGACCTCTGGACACTCGGTCGGCATCGGCTGGTCTGTGGAGACAGCACCAAAGCAGAAACTTTCGCCGTTCTTATGGATGACCGCAAGGCTAATCTGGTCATCACAGACCCGCCTTATAATGTAAACTACGAAGGCAGCGCCGGGAAAATCAAGAACGACAACATGGCAAACGATGCTTTTTACAATTTCCTGCTGGCAGCTTTTCAGAACACTGAGGCGGTCATGGCGGATGACGCCAGCATATACGTTTTCCATTCCGACACCGAAGGACTGAATTTTAGAAGAGCCTTTTCGGATGCCGGTTTTTATTTGTCAGGCTGCTGTATCTGGAAAAAGCAATCGTTGGTGCTGGGGCGTTCTCCGTATCAGTGGCAGCACGAGCCTGTGCTCTACGGCTGGAAGAAAAGCGGCAAGCATCAGTGGTACAGTGGGCGCAAGGAAACGACCATCTGGGAGTTCGACAAACCAAAAAAGAATGGCGACCACCCGACAATGAAGCCTATCCCGCTGCTGGCTTATCCTATTATGAACAGCAGCATGACAAATACGCTGGTGCTCGACCCCTTCGGTGGCTCCGGCTCCACGCTCATCGCCTGTGAACAGGCCGACCGCTCCTGCGCCACCATCGAGCTTGACGAAAAGTTCTGCGATGTTATCGTGAAGCGGTATATCGAGCAGGTCGGTGCGGCGGAGAAGGTATCCGTCCAGCGTGACGGACTGACCTACTCCTACGCTGAAGTGGCTGTAAAATCGGACTGAATCACACAAGCGCCGCCGCTTCTATTTGGTACATTTACATCGCGGAATTGTCTTGCTATTTACAGGCTTTAGAGTGATATATGTACGTACAAAAGCCGAAGCATCGGCTCAAAGAAAGGCGGCAGACACTATGAAAAACAAGGATTTTGAACTCAGGTACAACCTGACCGGCAGCGACCGCAAGCGGCTCGTAACAGCGATTGCGGAGATTTTGAACAGCCCTGCAAAGTACAAAGGCGCTCCTTCCTTCGGCTATGAGGTGGACTACTTCACCATCGACAAGAATGGCACGATCAGCTTCGACGACCGCGCCGACAGCGAGGAAATCGAAAAGCTTATCGAGCGGCTGCACGAGCAGGGCTTTGAAGCGGAACCGCGCTTCGAGGATTTGCAGATGACCGAGGAAGAAGAACTGGGGCTTGGCAGACAGCACCGCGACCCGATTGGCGAAGATGGTATGCAGGCAAGCGATGTGCCGGATGAGGATATTGGGTTGGTCATCGAAATGCCCCGCTCCTCCTTTACCGACACTGCGCTCGAAAATCTCAAGCGGTTGGTGGAAAGCAAGAAAAGCCTCATAAGCAAGGCTCTCGGATGTCAAGACATCGACATTGACATTGTTGATGAGAAGGTACGGTTCCCGTGGTTTGAGGACGGCACCGACCCAGACGCGGTCAAGGCATACACACTTTTTATCACAGCGCTTTGCGAGATGGCAAAGACTCAAAAGCGCGTTACCGCAAAGGAAAAAGATACGGACAATGACAAGTATGCATTTCGCTGCTTCCTGCTCCGTTTGGGCTTCATTGGTGATGAGTACAAGGCGGCGCGAAAGATACTGCTCCGCAACCTTTCTGGAAGCGGCGCATTCAAGAGCGGAAACCCGAAGGTGCAGGAACTGGTCGAGTGCATCAATGCAGACGCCGGTCTCTATGATGACGTGATGAGCCTGCAGGACAAGGAGGTGTCTGACGATGAGGTTTCCAAGTAAGGAGCTGGTAGAGAGCCTCCGCAAGCGTTACCCGGTTGGGTGCCGTGTGGAGCTTGTCCGAATGGACGACCCGCAAGCACCACCAGTTGGCACCAAAGGCACCGTGCGCGGCGTGGACGACATCGGCTCGGTCATGGTGGCATGGGACAACGGCTGCGGCCTGTCCGTGGCTTACGGTGAGGACGCCTGCAAGGTGGTGAGCGGCGATGAGTGAAGCGGTCAAGGAGCAGATTCTCGCCATCCGCGACACTGGGCTGACGAATATGTTCGATGTCCGCACGGTGCAGCACATCGCCAACGACAGGAGCTTCTACGAGCTGGTGGTGTATCTGGAGGAGCATCGACGCGAATACGCGCATTTCATTCTCACCGGCGAAGCGTAAACTACACAATTCCGGCGGCGAAATTCGCTGTAAAGATCGTATAGTTTATGCCGGTATATATCGCGGAATTGCCTTGCTATAGTGTGCTTTTAGAGCGATCATGTGTACAACAAAACAAAGGAGGCACACCCCATGACAGACAAGCAGTTGAAACAGGCAAAAAGCCAGCTCCCGCAGGGCGAGCGCTTCGACCGAGCCTACAGCGCCTTTGAAGGCGGCATCAGACTGATTTCCAAGAAAGCCGACGGTTCGGAAACCCGCTACAAAGTACACTTCGAAGCTGACGACAATGTTCGCATCGAACGGTTTTAAGGAGGGAGCGACCATGTGGAGAGAAGGAAGCCTGAAGGTTCACGACAGCATTTTTCACTATTGGATGAAGCAGTATGACGAGGGTTCGCAGTTTGGCATCGAAGGCGGCAGAATCAGCAAGCTGATGCTCAAGCGGAACGGCGAGGTTGTTTGTAACTACGACAGAGGCTGGGACATCGAGCCCGCCGACCCGGACACGCAGCTTGCATTGGAGATACTGCTTCAAGGTGAAAACCGCTAACCCGCACTAAATAAAATAGCCGAGGTCAGCCCTGCGTGGGGCTGTATCTCGTACAGATAGATTATGAAGGCACCGGAGGGTGTCTATTTTTATGCCCGAAAGGAGGCGGCGACCATTGCGAAAACTGAAAAAGTACAAACAGACGCGCTTCAAAACGCAGGATTCGACCTATGACAAAGAAGCCGCCGACTACGCTGTGGCGTTCATAGAATCGCTCTGTCACACCAAAGGCACATGGGCCGGAAAGCCATTCGAGCTTATTGACTGGCAGGAACAAATTATCCGTGACATCTTTGGAACACTGAAACCCAACGGTTACCGGCAGTTCAATACGGCCTATGTAGAGATACCAAAGAAGATGGGCAAAAGTGAGCTCGCGGCTGCTGTCGCCCTGCTGCTGACTTGCGGCGACGATGAGGAGCGCGCCGAGGTTTATGGCTGTGCAGCTGACCGAAACCAAGCCTCCATCGTTTTCAATGTGGCGGCGGATATGGTGCGGATGTGTCCAGCTTTGTCGAAACGTGTCAAAATTCTCGACGCTACCAAGCGGCTCATCTTCCAGCCGACCGGCAGTATCTATCAGGTGCTTTCGGCCGATGTTGGCAACAAGCACGGCTTCAATACTCACGGCGTGGTGTTCGACGAGCTGCATACGCAACCGAATCGCAAGCTCTACGACGTAATGACCAAAGGCAGCGGCGATGCGAGAATGCAGCCGCTGTATTTTTTGATCACTACCGCCGGAGATAACCAGAACAGCATCTGCTGGGAGGTTCATCAAAAGGCGCTGGATATTATTGATGGAAGAAAGCACGACCCTACTTTCTATCCCGTTATCTACGGCGCGGCACAGGAGGATGACTGGACTGACCCCAAGGTATGGAAAAAGGCAAATCCCTCTCTCGGCATCACAGTTGGCATGGATAAGGTTAAGGCGGCGTTTGAATCAGCTCGGCAAAATCCAGCCGAAGAGAACAGCTTCCGTCAGCTCCGCCTCAATCAGTGGGTTAAACAGGCGGTGCGCTGGATGCCAATGGACAAGTGGGATAAATGCGCGTTTGCCGTCGACACCGAAGCTCTCGAAGGTCGCGTCTGTTACGGTGGACTCGACCTTTCCAGCAGCACCGACATCACGGCTTTTGTGCTTGTATTTCCACCCGGTGACGAGGATGACAAGTACTGCATCCTACCGTTCTTCTGGATACCCGAAGACAACATCGATCTCCGCGTCAAGCGCGACCATGTCAATTATGACCTATGGGAGCGACAGGGCTTTCTGCAAACTACTGAGGGCAATGTCGTTCACTACGGCTATATTGAGCAGTTCATCGCGGAATTGGGCGAGCGCTTCAACATCCGCGAGATAGCCTTCGACCGCTGGGGCGCTGTGCAAATGACGCAGAATCTTGAAACGCTCGGCTTCTCGGTTGTGCCGTTCGGTCAGGGCTTTAAAGATATGTCTCCACCGACCAAGGAACTCATGAAGTTAACACTGGAGGAAAAAATCGCTCACGGCGGACACCCCGTCCTACGCTGGATGATGGACAACATATATATCCGCACCGACCCTGCAGGAAATATCAAGGCGGACAAGGAGAAATCAACCGAAAAGATAGACGGCGCGGTCGCCACCATTATGGCGCTCGACCGTGCAATTCGGTGCGGTAACGATTCGGGCGAGAGTGTTTATGACAAACGCGGCTTGCTCATTTGGTAAGGAGGTAAAAGCCTATGGGCATATTACAAGGTATATTCAAACCCCGCGACAAGCCTAAAAACCTCGGCAGCGGCAACAGCTTTTTATGGGGAGGCTCGACCTCCGGCAAGGTGGTAAATGAAAAGACCGCCATGCAGATGACAGCGGTGTACTCCTGCGTCAGAATTCTTTCAGAGGCAATCGCAGGACTCCCGCTGTTTGTGTATAAGTACGGCGATGACGGCAGTAAGGAAAAGTGCCTCGAACATCCATTATGGCGGGTCCTGCATGATGAGCCAAATCCTGAAATGACGAGTTTCGTATTCAGAGAAACTATGATGAACCACCTGCTTCTCACCGGCAACGCCTATGCTCAGATTATCCGCAACGCCCGTGGCGAGGTTATAGCACTCTATCCGCTCATGCCAGACCGCATGGCCGTGGACAGGGATTCGCAGGGACGACTGTATTACCGTTATCGGAAAAATAGC